CCGGGCCCCTCCTACTGAAGTCGATATTGTAGCACTGATACGGATATTTCTTCGGCACCCCCCTTTCTTTGGACTCTACCTTAACCTCCTGCTGGGGAAGCAGAAGGAAAGGTCTGGTTTATATTAAGAACACCAGGAAGGTTCTTTGGATCACGCGATCCGAGAATCCGGAGATCAATCTCCAACTCTCCCCTAGATACCTTAAGGGATTCTGGCGTTGAAGTCGATTCAGGTAGATTACCAATGTTAGACGCATGGTTATAAATCATGCTGTCTAAGGTAACATACGCTGCTCGGGCTCTAAATCTGTCTAAAACAGTACTGTCTCGAATATACGGATTTACCGGAATTCGGATAGTGTCTAAATCAGACATATCAGAGTCATGATACCATTCCGAGACACCGACAAAGTATTTCCCGTTTCTGGGATTACGTTGCAGGTCCTCGAGAATCTTTAATGGATTATTCGGATGTCTTAGAAAATATTCGTACCTCGGCGAAGCCGGGGTCCGAGTTATAATCTCGAGCATCTCCGATAATCTTAACATAATTTGGCCAGCCGACAACCTATGGTCACGTCGGATAGCCATGTTAAGGTCCCGAATACGCGAAATATTATCCTTTCGGATTTTAAGTTGCATATTCAGCTCATTAAAGTTCTGCCAAATCAAAGACTTCATAAGCAGTCTAATCTGTACCTCGGAATATACCGGGTACTGTAGATCATTTAACACAGTCGTATATTCGTCAAAAATGTCGAAATACTCCTGTGGTGATGCGAAGCTGGCGGACTTGGTCATTGCTGTTTTAGGTTCGACTAATTTTACAAAGTCTCTTAGAACAGTCAATGCCAGTTGCTTCAGCAGATGCTTATACGGTTCAGAATCGTAGGGTACTACCGCATTCCCATTGAGTAGGGCTTGCTGATTCTCCAAGATTCCGTTAGCATAAGTTGCTAACAACCAAGGAACAAATGGAGCTTCTTTTGAAAAGAAATGGGGGTCGTTGATATTACGCCGTTCGGTGTAAGTCTCAACGCCCTTCCAACTAGGATAGAGAAGAACAGAAAGTACCGCTCTAAATGGTCCCGGAATCCGCCCCCGAGTTAAGGCTCGAAGTAATTCCTTGGCAGCTTTGGTACCGCATAGACTTTGGCGGAAGATCTGGACAACGGCATTATTTGCATAACGTCCGATGACCCCACGAGAGATATTTCTTCGGATCATCTCAACTCGTTGAGAGACCGTCGAAATGGATAGTTCCTCTGATAAAGAAATCGGAGAAACGTCCACATCACCTAAACGAGTTTGCTTTGCGAACTCGGTCAGGTACGGACCGTCTGGGTTAAATTTAGTTTGGAAAGACTCGAAACCTTTATTATTTAAAATAAGGCCGTAGTCGGAACAAACTTGCCGATATGACTCGGCTAGTTCGCGTCCGGCGATGACAATGTCATCACCTAGGATTCGATAGTCAGGTGTAGGGTATTTACCCACCCTTTTCGCAGCCAATTGCAGTAAGCAATGGTGCGTCAGAGCTAGTATCGCCCAAGATGTAAGTGCCCCCATAGGTTGTCCTCGTGTATATCGCAATCCTTTCGGAAAGCGTTCATATATAGATTTTCCAGCCGATCTAGGTAGTTTGAAAAGCCGTTCGGTCATCAATACCGTCCAAGGACGGGAGATGTCTGTACCGACGAAGCACGAAAGTAGATGCTCATGCAAGACCATTGGAATTGTATCAGTAGCTGCAGTTAAATCAAAGGAGAAAATCTCCCATCCATAATATTTGGATGTAAATGATTCAACTGCGGCCCCTTGATTAAAAGTCCCATCACATGGGATATTTCTCAAGAGGTCAAATAACGCGTCATGGATCGGTTTAAGAATAGCTTGGGTCCAATAATCTACAATTGCAAAAATTCGCACTTTCCCTGCTGCCTCATACTTAAGGGCTAAACGCCCCAAGTAGAGGTCCGCTGGTACAATTTTCTCTAAGGACTTAGGATATTTAAATCCAGAAGCCCCGACGAGAGTTGAGTCCCGCGGTTCTTTAAAGAAACTTCTATAAAGAGTAGGGATACGTAACATTTCCTTCTGTGTAGCGACCATAAGGTCATACACTTGGATATTACCTGCCGCCTCAGCAAGATCTTTCAGAGCTTGCTGCATGTCGGGTTGACATGAAAAGGCTAAGGCATCCAAGCCTGCACCATACACGGCGAACCGATGATTTGGTCCAGCTTTTGCTGTATCAAATAGTAAGTCAAGTCCCCCATCTTCAACCGAAGTTGGTTGGAATGAGAGAACGTATTCTCTGAATTCCTTCAGGGCGAACGAGTCAAACTCGGTCGTGTCCCCGGTCCAGGGGTCGGAAATGATAGTTGATAGATCAACCTTCGAACCATCTAGATCCTCTAGAGCTCGGAAGCTAGACAGAATAGTAGAGTAAAGACGGATCGAATCAATACAACCAGAACGGATTTGATTCCGCGCACGGTCTGATAAGATCCGGGGTAAGCCCGACGCTGTTAAGCTGACGTCTGTCCCTAGAAAACGGGTTCCCTTGTG